ATAAATGTTTATACTAGCTTTGTTATTATGCTTGTACACAAATCCTGGAGAGGCTATGACTTTAGAAAATATAAATGGCGATATGCCTCCTAACGTTACTAAAATCTTGCCTATAGAATATATAAAAATTACTGAGCTTGCTTCAGAACAAAAATTTGATGAAGCATCTATATATGCAGAAAAATATTTTAGCAACTTAAATAAAGAGAATAAAGGTAAGGAAAAAGAATTTTATTTGGAATTTGAGAGATTTTATAAAAAATCAGAAAAAGAATATGCTGAAGACCAACAATTCTTACATGAAAGTATAGCCAAAAAAGATTTCATATATAATCAATTTATAAGATATTTTTGGTGGGAATATTACTACTATACTTATATACAATCATTCCTCTGAAACTAATTAAACCCGAAATATCTATCATATTTATTATTAAATTTAGCATCCTTGTCTAAAATCTCCCAACTACCTAACTCATTTCTTGGAGATTTCCCATCTTTTATTATTAATTTATTATCACTAGTTTCTTCAACATATCCATACCTACTCGTTGATCTTACTACTTCGTTGTTCTTCTCAAGCTTCGGATTATAAGCGTCTGGATTTAATACTTTTATTCTAACGTCTATTCCCCTATCTCTAAACGCTTTTGTAAAATCCAACAAATAATCATCGCATTTTGATGCTTTTGTGCCTGACCTAAAATCATTACATGGAGGATATTTATCGTTTTTAATATAAATCTTTACTCTAAGATGATCGCCTTTTTTTATTTTTCCTTGAGCTTCTTTTAAACTTTTATCTAAAAGAGATCCCTCAAAATTTGTCGCTGGAGAAAATTTTTCCTTACTAGAATTGTCATTACTATTGTTACCTTCACTAATATCTTTATCGATCTTATCTCTTTCTGCAATATATTTTGAATTGCTGATCCCTGCTAAAGCCGCAATCTCTGCGTCTTTCCTAGGATTATTCCAAAATAAATCTCTTACATCATCGCCATGCACACCGCCATAACCAGATTTATAAATACGATTACCCCCTTCATATGAAGATAACATCTCCTTATGCTTATCTTCTTTCCCATTAGCTTTATGATTAGGGGATATACCAACAATTTTGAATGATATACTACTATTACTTGCGCCTTCTCCTCCGATAGGAGAAATTAAATTATTAATATTAAATTCATATGCACTTCCTTTTTCCGGATATTCATTCTGTTTAAAATCTTTTTTGAAGTCATAAGAAACAGGAGTGCCAAGATTATTCCAATCTGAAAGATTTTCTGAACTTTTTGATACATTTTTAAAAAAAGAAGAATTAATATTAGCTTTATTATCTAAATTATCACATAATTTATTTGTATGTGAAACATCTCCTAATTTACTTATATAGTCTTTAGACGCTTGCCTTCTCGCTTTTTCTTCCTGTGCTTGCGAGTCTACATAACCAATATTTTTAGGTGAATGTATTATTATTTGGGGATTCCTGATAATATTTTTGGGCAGTGAAGCCCCTATTTGTATTTGTTGAGGAGTAGTAGATTGGACATTATTTGTAGCCTGCAGCAAGATAATATCGCTTGGCTTAGTTAAATAATTGACTTCATTCATATGTTCTCGTTTTTTTGATTCTATAATTTTCATATCATTGTCATCTTTAAATTTTGGCTCTGTAGATGGTATAGAATCGTTTGTCTTATTTTTTCTATTCACTCTATAATATGCTTCTACATCAAACTTAAGTTTAGAAGAATTCTGTACCTGCACTTGTTGCTGTTGAGCCGTAGACTTAGGATTAGTAGATACAAGAGAATTTTGTACCTGTTGTTGATTAACACTTGTCCCGGCATTAAGTAAACCTCCAATTTGTTGAAATTGAGTAGATTGCTTCGTCTGAATAGGATTACTAACAATTTTTGTATTTGCTTTTTTAGTTTGAGTATTCTGTGGTTGCTGGGACCGTGACGTTATTATAGTAAATTTCTTTTGTGCTTCGTTTTTGTTGAAATTATTATAACCACTATCTTCATCTGGGCCGCCTGACATATTATTCCTCTAATATCTACATATATCAGATAATAACACACTTATTCGTATTAATAAACGCAGAGCAATGACTGAACGACTTGTTTAACACAAAACCACATCGCCCTGCGCTAGTTATAATTGCTGCGCACTGTCCCCGCAACAATCACTAACTCCCTTCTATATCCCTAATCCATATCAACTTGTCATACGTCCTGGATATAGCCTCTAATAACATAACCTCTACTTCATATAACTTCAATTCATCAACATCAGTATTACTATCTACATCATCATATAAATATTTAAGCCTCTCTAACGAATCCTCTAAATGCTCCCTATATTCATCATAATACTGATTATCCAAACATTCAGACATCATTCACCCATACTGTCCATACTAGTTACCTCTCCATACACATCCTTCATAATAGATGACGCAATAGATACTACATCCTTAGCTCGTAACTGAAGTATATATAAACTACCTAACGTCAATGACGCATTACCACTATCAGCAATACCTTCCATGCTAAACTTATATAAACTATCTATACTGTCCCGTAACTTATTAAAAGTATCCCTATCCATGTAACCCCCTAATCTCAAACTTAACCTCTTCGTCCACTAATCCCTCGTTAATCCAATCCTCTACCCAACCCATCACAGGCTGAACAACGCCCATCCGATCAACACCACTAGATACCTCGTATAACTCGTCTAACGTACCCTTAATTATACGCTCACTCTCCACTAATACCTTCTTATTACTTATCATTCAATAACCCAATTATACTTACACAATACATCCATAACCTCATCACTAGTACGACATACCTCGTGCGGTATACACATACACTCCGACCACTCCTTAACTAATCTCTGCGACTCACTTAAAGAATTATCCCCATACTTCAATTCTATAAATAAACTTTTATCATTTGACATAAAGGCGAAGTCAGGTATCCCAGATATCATCCCCATCTTCTGCTTCTTAATTAATCGAAATATATCTAACTTACTCCTAGATACACTCTCGTTAGGTATATGAAACCATACTCCTACTAACTTCCCATCTAAACTCAAATTCCTAAGCATTATCGCTACCTCGTTCGATAATGCATCCTCGCACCTTGCCCCACTAAGATACCCTATACCTCGAAATAACTTAACTAAACTTAAATTAGAAAGGGATGTCGTTACCATCCTCTATTATTCTCTTTATCGTTAAACGATTCTTGTACTTACTGTTGTTGTTAACCGTATACGTACCCTCTACCGTCACAAATACATCGTTCGGCCAATACGCTATCAACTCGTACGCCCTGCTGTTCTTCTCATATACAGTCAATTCAACGTCTTCCTTCTTCGAAGAATCGTCACATACATCGTATATCCCAGCCAATATACTACGTAAATTACCAAACTTCGTGTTCTTCTCCAATAATCTAGGATTCTTCGCCTTAATTATAAACTTATTGCTAGAGCCAGCGTCCTTCCTATCATCGTCAAGCTTCTTTAACGGTATTGACCATAATGAATTGTTTGTCATCGTTCTTCCTTTCGTTTTTCTTTGTCTTATAAGGCGTATGCAACCCCATGGCAAAACAGAACTGCATACGATAGCTATTTTCAATTAATAGAGATTAACCATGAAAATTACTCTTAGAATACACTAATCAAAATAAAAATCAACAAAAAAAATTAAACGCTTCTATCCCGTCTTCTAAAGGTTTAAAATACTCAACGTTAACTAACTTCAAACACTCGCCAGCCGTCTTAGGAAAAATAAACTCCCCAATACTAAAATCATACACTATATACGCAGAATACGCGGAAACAATAGGATTATCCCTCTTCTTAACTTCAATACCACCGTCACGAGAACAAGTCATCATATCCTCGCCTAAATAAACCTTCTTAGTATGAACATTGTAATGATGAAATTTCCTATTTATACCCCTACCCCTATAAACCGGAACCTCAACAGTCACAATATCACAATATAACCTGAAAACCTTAATCCCTTTGTCTTTTTTTACTGCCCAAGGATGCTTCTTTATGTACTTTTTGTCGTACTCTTCTAAAATCCTCTGTATCTCTTTGTCTAAATTCGGTACTTCACTAGATTCGTCTAACATAATTTCTTTAATCTATATACAGATGCCCTCGATAACCCAGTCTCTAACATAATATCGTTAACCCCCATCCCTAAGCCTAATAAATCCTTCACTATCTCAGCGTTTGTCCTCTTTTCAAGTATATATTCCCAACGATTTCCAGCATCAGTATTTATAAACTTTGCCATAAAGGATTTAGAATCCTCCCCATAAAAACCTCGGCACTTGACATACTCAACCTTAATCGTTAAATCGTTACTAACCTCCTCGTCACTAACCTTCTTTAACGAAATAATCGTGTTCATAATGTCTTCTCTACGAGAAGTTCCCCTCTGATCACCAGATTTGCCAGAATGGTGAACAACAATAACAGATATTCCTCGCCCCCTTAACTTCAATAACCAATCCTGCATCTTAAGCCACTCGCAAGATTCGTTCTCTTGTATCTTAGTTAAAGTTGATAAATTGTCTAAAACTAATAAATCAATACCCTCTAGTTCGTTACTAATCAGATCTTGAACGTCTACTGCAGAAAAATCTGCGCTCTGAAGCTTCGATGTTTTCTGCATAGGCAAGCTTAAATATCTAAAATTATTAATGTCGAAAAATAATTCGTGGCCTCTAACGATGTTCCTTATACGCTCCCTCGCATCGTCAGGTAACATCTCGCCATCGATATATAATACCCTCTTCGGAGATTTAATCCTCCATACCATTAGATTCTTACCAGACGCAGCACTTAACGCTAAACTCAACGTTAACATCGATTTCCCAGCCCCAGGCGACGCGTAGATTAACGCTATCCCTCCTATGGGTAAAATCGGCCTAATAACAAAATCGTTGGGAAGTAAATCTAGCGACATTAACTCTTTAAAATTATAAATACTAAACTTATCTTGCTCTATCATTAATTATCTATCTTCCACAACGTATTTACGAAATTTAATTATAAAATCAATAAAATATTTAAACAACTAAAAAACACTACCTAGACTAGTCTAGTACCTAGTCTAGACTAGTCTAGATCTAGTCTTAAGACTAGGTTAAGAAACGTAAGACTAGTAAGAAAAACTAGGCGCGCGAAAATATCATTTTTTTTGAAGAAGAAAAAAAACGAGAAAAAAAAAGAAGAAGGTCTCCTGGTTAAATTATTCTAAAAAATAAAAACAATAGCCCGAGCTTTAGCGAGGGAAATGCGTAGCATTTGAACTATTGTTTTTGTTTTTGAATAATTTATTTAAGGAGCATTCATCTTTTTTTTCGTTTTTTTCGTTAAAACAAATACCTAGACTAGATACTAGACTAGATAACGTTATATAGTTATAGTTATAGTTTTTTTAACGCAAAGACTTCTGACATCAAAGCATATTATGCTATCGCTGCGTTAGCAACGTCTAGCTAGAACTAAGCCGCTCGTTGTTACGACAACTGCTCGCTGCGCTTACGCTCGGCTCTCGCTGCGCTCGCAGTTGTAACAGCGTATCGCTACTAACGCAACGTAGCTTAGTATAGCATATTTTTAAGCAAAAGTAAATACCTAAAACTTAGGTTCAGGAGAAATAGTTTCTCCTTCTTCGATAGGACCGTGTGTAGGTATATATACGAACTGTTGTTCGATTAATTTTGTAGATTCATCTTGTAGACCTTTTAGATAACTAATAGCTAGTGTAATGATACTAGGTGGGTTATTTACTTTTTCGTTGTTTAGAACGCAGGAGTATAGGTTCTCCCAAAATTCTCTAGCTTTAGTTTTTCCTATGTTACGTACTTCCTCTATTCCTTCGGGGAAATCTTTAGCAAAAACTTCTGGATGATCGTTAAAGATATCTTCTATTAGTTTAACGTCTCTGAAGTTATCTAGAGTTCCTCCGATTGTTTTTAGATGTAATAAAAATTCTTCTCTTATTTGTTTTGTATTCATATTAAATTCCTCTTTAATGTGATAAAATTTAACTATGTTAAATGTTAGAAAAGAATTCAAGTTTTTGTTTGAGGATAAAACTCCGTATATTACGGTAGTTGCTTCTAGAGGTATGGGAAAGACGGTAGCTGCTGTTCAGTTTATGGTGAATTCTATCATAAGTGGGGAGCAGGGGTGTTTTGCTGTATTTTATTCGGCTACGTTGGGGCAGGTTAAGAAGACGGTAGAGCCTGTGATGACGAATATATTTGCTGATTATCCGGACGGTATGTGGTCGTATAACGCTTCTGAGCATAAGTATACGTTTTGCGCTCAGTTTAATAGGAAGGATATTCCTGAGGAGAAGAAGGACAAGAGGTATATATATCTTTTATCTTATGAGAACGCTGAGTTTAAGAGAGGTCTTCATCCGTCTGTTATTGTTTTGGATGAGTGTGCGTCTCTTCCTCATTCGATGTTTGGAAAGATTATATTACCTTCTTTGAGGCCGGATGGTAGGATTTTAGCTATAGGTACCGTACAGGGCAAAAACAAGTTCTACGAGCTATATAAAAATGGGACTGACTCTAGGTCTCCAGAATGGGCTTCGTATATGCTGAAGGCTTCTAATACGTCAATATTCGACGATATTTATTTAGGTAAGATGAAGAAGAACATGACGGAAGCTGAGTACGCTCAGGAGTTCGAATGTGACTTTAATGCTAACGTATTGGTTGGGGCTGTGTTTGGAGAGCATATAAACAAGTTCACCAAGCCTATGGATAATATTTCTGATGAGTATAGTTACGATCCTAGTTTCCCGGTATATACGGCGTGGGATCTTGGAAAAACCAATAATACCTCAATTTGGTTTTTCCAAGTAAGTAAGGGAAACGTAGTTACTTTTATAGATTTTATAGAGGGTAGTGGGAAGGATATATCGTATTGGGCTAATCAGGTACTTAGTATGCCTTATTCGTATAATTATAGGACGGCGATATTACCTCATGATGCTGGTCATGATAACGTTAGGAGTATGTATACTATATCTGAGACGTTAGATAAGTACGGGATAAAGAACGTAGTACTTCCTAGGAGCGGGTTAGCTGAGGGTGTAGATAAAGTTAAGCAGTTATTGAAGACGTGTAAGTTTAATAGGACTAAGTGCACTGTTGGGTTGGAGCATTTAGAGATGTACAGATACGAGATAGATTACAAGACTGGGGTTCAGCATCAGCAGCCGCTGCACGATGTGCATAGCGACGCTGCTGATGCTTTTAGGTACGCGGCTATGGGGGAGTTTGTTTGGTTGAAGAGACCTGTGCAGAATAAAGAAGTTCAGAAGTATGATTATAACATGTTAGATGGTGGGTATTAGATGTCTAATTTAATGAATTTTATCTTTGGTCCTGGGAACATGGTAGGTGGTGCTGGAGGAGGACATTTACAGTGGAAGTTGCCTGAGATAAAGCCTAGAGAAATATCGCATAAGAGAATTGATAATTTAGATATGGGGGCGGCTGTTGGAGCGTTAAAGAGTTTGATGCCTGGTGGCGGGTCTCTTTCAATGCTTAATGCGGCGTCTGATACTTCTGGTTCTGAGTTACTTGAATTAGATAATGAAAGCATAGTGAAAGTAGAGGATCCTCCTGATATTAAGTTATTGGGTGACGCTTCTAAAAAAAATGATGTTCCTAAGAATAATTTATTAATGATAGGACCTGGGAATTCTGAGGCAGAGCATAAAGCTATAATAGGACCGGCTGTTCCGTCATATAATGATGCGAAAAAATCGATTAGGCATAGTGGAACAATAAAGTCTCCGGAGCTTGAGCTTGGCTATAAATCTAGTTTACTTGGGGATGTTGGTGTTAAGTTTAAAAATCTAGATGGAAAGGGTTCATTATATGGGAGAAACGTTACTGCTGATTTAAAAGCGGAGACAGTAAAGACAAGTATATTAGGAAACGATATTACTGTTAAAAATATGGATTCTAGTGGAGCCTTGTTTTCTGACGGTAGAGGATCTGGTTCTATTAAGGCTTCTGATATATTCGCACATAATGATGAGTTTGGGTTTGGGCATATAAAAGGCGCAAATTTAGTGATAGATAAAGGAAAAGGAAATTTATCTGGATCGATAGATTCGATTAAGGCAATGGGATCTGAATCGGCTAGGAACGGCCTTAATATGATTAAAGATGTTTCTATTAACGGTGCGTATGCAAATGTTAATATGGATGAAAAAGGTCTTGGCGGGGTTGTTTCTGCTAATGATTTATCTCTTCAGGTAGATTCAATAAACGCTATTTTGTCTACGCCTATAATAAATTTTGATAAATATAATAACGGAGATATTAATTTCGATATATCGGCCGGGGGTTTGAAAGGGTCTGTCGCTCCTGGGATGATTCCTGTGGAAGGTGGATTTGATATTTCTGGGGTTGGTATTTCTGGCAAGATGAGAGATGGGAATCTTGAGGGGAATATAAATGCTAAAAACTTAGGATTACATATGAATAATCTTGTTATCGATTCTGAGAATCCTAATATTAATTATTCTAGAGATAAGAACGGGTTATTAAATTTTAGTGGAGTAGCTGGTAAACTTAGTCTTGGAGCGGAAGGGAGAAATGATTTTACATTGAACGATGTTACTGTGGTTGGGAAGGCCGCTAAGCAAGGTGGGAAGACTTTTAAAAAAGGCAGGAACGTATTGAAAGTACGTGTAGGGAAAAAGGGATCTTTTATGAGTGTGAGTAAAAATTTTGATTTAGGAGAGAGTGCTAATCCTATGAGGATAGCTATTGGAACTTCAGGTTCGGACGTAGCTGGTGTTCTTGGCGATGTGGCTCGTAATCCTAAAAATGCGTGGAATTTTTTTACATCTTTAAATAAATAGGAGGAAATTATGGGAGAAATAGGTGCTTTAATGCAAGCTATGCCTCTTTTGGCTAGAGCTGGTAGAACATCAGGGAATTTGACTCAGCTTGGTTGGTCGTATGCGGGGGCTGGTGTTGAGGAACTTGGTAAAAAGATGGGAATGGAGAAAGTAGGGCATGGCCTTAATCAAGCGTTTACTTGGATGGGGAATGTTACTAATCTTATGAGAAAAACGACTGCATCTCTTTTAAACCCACTGATGTCTGAAGAGAATAAAACTCATGTTAGTTTAGATGATTGGAAAAAAGGTGCTACTCATGTGAAAGGTAGTACGGTAGATGATTTAAATTCTATGTGGAATAATGACGTTCTTGGAAGAGATACTGAAGGATTTGCATCAGATCCTGGGATGATAATGTCGCAGCATGATGCGATTAGAGATCCTAAAAATCAGAGAGGGTTTGTAGATTCTTTAATGCGGCCTACAAATGATATGTATTCTGGAGGTAATTACTTTAGTAATTCCGGTATGTATTTTGGCAATGCTAGTAAGAGAAGTATTGGTTGGTAATATAATGGCAGGAATATGGGATAGTTTAGTTCAGCTTGGCGGTATGGGATTAAGTCTTTTGGGATATACAAAGACTAAGAGCGCTGCTCAGAAGATGGAGATGCATTATTACAAGGAGGCTGCTTTAAACAAGCAGGCTGGAGAGTTTAATGCTGAAGTTCTTGCGTTAGCTGGTAAAAAGAATCTAGATATTTCTGCTCAGAAGACTAGGGCTATAGTTAGTGCTCAGAAGAACGAGTTTGCGAAAAGGGGTGTGACGTTAGACGGATCTGCCGCTTTTGTTATTCAGAATACTATCGATAAGGGATGGCAGGAAGCTACGGAGATAGCTTTTAATACCCGCGTTGATATTGCTAATACGTTATTTGCTTCTGAGAGAGCGTCTGCCCATGCTTTAGCTAAACAGGCGGACGCTCAAGCTATATCTAAGCAGGCGGATATAGATATATTTAAATCGTTTTTAAAGGGGTTAGAGGGTGTGTCTGCTGAATCAGCGGCTTTTAGAGCGTCATCTGAAGGCAGTAAATCTTTAGCTAGCTTAAGATCTGGTAACGAGGCTGTAGGAGTAGTAAAAGCTGTTGGAGGAGGAAAAGGTGCCTAAAGGAGACGTTTTTAATAGATCTAATTTAGACGATACAAATCCTGCTGCTTTCCAGAGGGGGAGTGTATTGCCAGAAGCTCCATTAAAGTATTTTTCGTTAAAGCAAAGAGGATATGGCGTATCTGAGGACGCTAGTAGAGGCGAGATAAATATTTATAAATCGTTAAGCGAAGACGGTATGCGTTTATTATCGGCTTATGCTGATAATCAATGTATGAACGAGAGTAACGAAGTAGTTAATAACGTTAGGTTGACGCTTGACGAAGAATGCAGGAATTATAAGAGTAGTCGTCCTGACGGAGAAGGGTACGCTGAGTTTAGAGTAAATAGGTATAGAGAGTTATATCAGGAAGCTGTAGGATCTGCTTCAAATCCAAGATCATCTGAGATAATGGGAAGGTATTTTTCTTCTAGTTTGCAGGACGTGGCCGCTTCTGCTGTGAATGACGAGTATAACATGCGGTCTCAGGATTCGTTATTGAGGACTGAGAAAAGTTTAGGCGTTATAGTAAATAGGGTTCAGTTAGATCCGAATCAGAAGTCTAGTTTATATTCTATGTATTCAGATACTGTAAATACTATGCACCCTATTTTAGGGGAGAAGTTCGGAGCTTATCAGCAGGACAAGTTAGTAATTTTCGAGAAGGGCTTTGTTAGGGGGGCGATTGATAAGGATCCAGTTAGAGCGAAGAAGTATTTATCGAAGCCGAACGAGATATTATCTGCTAACGAAGTTCATGGGTTGATGTTAGAGGCTGACAAGCAGATTTATTATAGAAACGCGGCTTTTATGCAGAACGAGAGAATGCAGGAGAGTCGTAGGAAGAGGCTTATAAGCGATTTAAAGGTAGAGATTGAGAGTGCTATTAGATTTGGCGGGGAAAATCCAGATCGGTTGATAGAGGAAGCTGTTACTGATTATAAGCTGACGCCGATAGAGGCTAAGAGGCTGAAGCTTTCTGCGTTAGAAGCGAACGCTAAGCGCGCTAGTATCGATGTGCAGGAGAGAGTGATAGATAGTTGCAAGGAATCTGGAGCGGTTGTTCCTGACAATATTTCGAAAGATGTAATTGAGGATAAGTTTTTTAGAGATATAGAAGACGAGAATATGGAGCTTGAGGGAAGCGGAAAGCCTGTATTAAAGTCGATAGATATGCATCAGCGTATAAAGGCTAATCCTAACGTTTATAAGTATTCTATGAGTAGGTATCAGACGAGGATAGAGCAGGAGATGATGTCGAACGATCCTGACACGTGTTTGAGCGCTTGTGTTATAGCTAGCGACGCGGATAATACGAAGGCGTTGAAAGGGTTATCTCAGGAGCATAGATCGTTTGGCGTGTTATTTACGGAGATTGCGTCTTCTAATAAGAAGGTAGCTTCTCAGTTGATGGAGTTTAGGAACGATTGGTTTGCTCCTAAGGAGAAGGGTATATTGGAGCAAAGGAGAAGGGAATTTAAGGAATCTCCGGAGAATATGGATGTCGATAAGGCGTTTAAGGGGATGCTGAAGGAGTCGGGAGTAGCTTTGGACGATTATTGGTTTTTTAGTCGCATACCTGGGACTGTTAGGCAGGATCTTAGGGACAAGATGGTTGGTATTGTTAAGTTAGTGAACGATAAGACTGGCAGTTTAGCTATGGGGAGAAGGGCGGCAGCGGCTTATTGTAAGAACAGGTATACGTTGACTGATATTAGCGGAGAGCCGGAATATATGCTTAACGCTCCGACGGTAGATAGTATAGGTGCTAGTGTAAACGATATAAGGAAGTCGGTTGCTACTGAGGTTAATGATTTGCTTTCTAGGATAAAGAGTTCTGGTGACGAGTATGGCGGGTTTATTCCTATTAAGAGTTCGCCTAAAGATTTATTTGATAAGAAGACTGGAGAGTGGAAGGGGATAAACGTAAAGGCGTTTGTTAATAACGAGTGGGTAGATAGAAAGGTTAGATTAGAGTCAGCTAGTAACGTTGATAGACATTTATTTAATTGTTATATATTGCCTGACGAGAATAATCATATTGTTAAGGAGTATTTGAGGGATCCTGGGTCTATGAATATGCGGGCTGTTTTGAAGGTAGGCAAGTAGGGTGGAAGATTTATCTTGGGCAAATTCTTTATCTGAGGTATCTGGAGATGGCTCTCCGTCGCAAGGGGCAGAGGAGAGCCATCAACTGTATGTGGAGCCTATTTTAAAGGCGGAGTCGTTAACTGCGGCTTCTATGAGGTTATATAATACTCCATATTCTGTAGTTAGGGCGTACGGCGGTGCTATTCTTGACGAGATTATTGAGGATGTATATCCGGAGCAGCCGTTTGATTTGAAGGAGAGTATGAAGGTAGACGATATACCGGACTCTGAGCAGGTTTTGTACGCTAATTGCAAGACTCCTATGTCTTACGAGGCGGAGAAGCAGAGAGTAGCTGATATAAAGTTACTTGATAGCGCTGAGTGGTATAAGAAGGTAGTGCCTGGGTTAGTTGCTGGGATTAGTGATCCAATTAATTGGTTACAGGTTGGTGTGGCATATAAGGCAGGGAAGTGGACTGGAGCTATTACAGACGCTGTAGTTACGGCAGGCATTAGTGCTGAGGTTCGTTATGCTACGCAGGCCGGCATGACGCAGGAGGATGTCGCTGTAGAGACGGTAGCTTCTGGAGTTGTTACTGGGGCTATAGGCGGCATAGCTAAGGGAGTTAAATTTGTCGGTTCGAGGAAGGTAACTCAGGAAGCTACGGAGAATATTAGTAATTATTTAAAGGGGTATTGTGACGATGCTAAGTTGGTTATTAAAGATTCGGATATATATCAAAGCGTTAATGGAAAAGTATCTAAGGTAGGCGGATTTTTAGCTGATTATGTTAAGTGTTCTCCTTATTTGAAGGGCGTTTTAAGTGATTGTGCTGATTTTAGGGATATTATGACTTCCATATTGAGGAGCAATCAGATAATTACTCCTGAAGTACGTGCGGGGAAGGTACAGCGTCAATCTTTGCAGTCTGGTATGGCGTTTGACGATAATACGTTTAAGGGCGTGGAGAAGGAGATTCATAGTATATACAGGACTGTGTTTAAGGAAACGGGTGTTTCGGAAGATAAGTTTATGCAGGAAGTTATGGACGCTACTGGCGGGTATGAGGTATCCAGCGGGTACGCCAAAACTGCTGGGAAACTTATTACTGATTGCGTTCAGAAGCGATTAGACGAGGCGTCTCGTTTTATAGAGAAGGATTTCAAGTTAACTAATCCTGTTAGTATAGAGACGAAGGTTTTAACAGCTAAGGAAGCTCAGTATTCTGAGGAGCAGATTATTAAATTAGCTAAGAAAGAGTTATTATCTGACACTAAGATTGTTGCTAATCAGTACGTTCCTAGGGTTTATTTGTCGGACAAGATTTTAGAGAATCAGGCGGAGTTTGAATCGTTAGCTAGGAAGTCTTTATTAGCTGATAATCCTGCGCTGTCTGAAACTGAAATAAAAAAGCGTATTGACGAGATTGTTACTCATTGCAGGGCTTCGTTTGATAATACTACAGGTGAGGTTGTTCTTCCTAATTTTCAGGATATGTTGAAGCATAGGACGGTGGGTATTCATGACGAGATATTGAGGCCGTTTTTAGCTCAGAATCCTATCGAGGTATGGGGGAATTTTTATAGGAAGTTATCTTATTACGATAATAGTAGGAGAGTACTTAAGGATTTGGGGCACGATAATTGGGGGGAGTTAATAGAGCAATATAAAGTCAAGAGGCAAGGAGATATGCCTAAGGATTGGTCTTTCGATAAGAAGAAGGTTTATGACGAAGATACAGGTAAGAACGTTAAAGATATAGAGGATACGTTAAAGATTATTGCTGGGCAGTACGGCAAATTTTCTAATCCTAATATGCATAAGATGATGAATAGTATGAGGACGTTTAACTGTATGCGTCATTTAGGAAGTGTGGTTGTATCTTCTTTATGTGACGTAACGGCGTTAGTTGGCAAGTTTGGTTTTGGTAAGACTATAAAGGGATTAGCGGAGGAGTTTTTCCCTGGAGGTATAGCTGATAAGCAGGGGTGGAGTAGGGTATTACATGCTACTGAAGTAGAGATGGGTTCTTCTAGATTATTTGGGAATACGTTTCAGATGCATGAAGAGAAGGCTATGAGTAAGTTAGCGAAGAAATTCAATAAGGCAACTCTTCTTCCTTATTGGAACGATTATTTAAAGAGCGTAGCTGGAAGGTTGCATTATGGCGATATACTGGAAGCTGTTATGGAGTCTACTGAAAAGGGTAATCTTTTTTTAAGGCAGCAGAGGTTAGATAATTTTGATATTAAGGCGATACGAGACGCTTTTAGCAAGTATGGTTATAAGGAAGACGGCAATTATGTTTTAGGGTTGGATAATCTTGTTGGTACGGAGACGTTTAAGAAGGTATTTAATAGTATTAACACGTTAGCGCACGAGACGGTGATAACGGTTAGTGCTGGGGATGTTCCTAAGTTCTTGAGTAGTCATAAAGGTAAGGCTTTTTTACAGTATAAGAGTTTTCAATTTGCTTATTTTAACAACGTTGTTGTGCCGCAATTGTTACAGAAGGAGAGTCGGGATTATACAGTAGATTATTTATTAACGACGTTGGGGGTTGCTCCTGCTGTGACGTGTTTGAAGTACTTGGTTCATGGCAGTAATAAGGAGATTGGTGGGAAGGAATTTATTAAGGATTCGATAGGTATTTCGACTGTGTTGGGTCCTTTTCATGACGCTGCGGAGTTATTTGAGGATGCGGTAGAGGGAGCGGAGTTAGGTCGTATGGAGCGTCTGATTGCTAGAGCTTCTCCTATGTTAGGGCTTGCTTTTGATACTTTTTATTCGTGTGTAGGTATTAAGAATTATTTACAGGGAGAGAGTGTGTCAACTCGACAGAGGATGGCTATACGTGGTATGATACCGTTAAATAATTGGTTTTTAACTAGTCGCTTAACGAGGAATTACATTGTGGGTCAGAGAAAGGCTAAAAAGAAGGGGCATTTTAAGGGAGGAAATATCTAATGACAGTAAATTCAAGTAAAGGGCAGGCGGTGTGTGTGTATCCTAGTGATGGTGGCATTATTTCGTCAACTAGTGGCCCATTTATGATTATGTTTCAATATTTTGGGTTGGATGATAATTTGTCTGTTTATATTCGTTATAATGATGGCGTTTTAAGTAAGTTAGTTTTAGATACTGATTATAGTGTAGAGCCATCGAATGGGTCGAATGGTATTTGGGGGCGGGTTGTAGTAAAGCGTGTGTTTTCATTTTGTCAATGTATTTTAATAGAGAGAACTTTAAAGAATGATCAATCTACGCTTTTTAGTTCTCAGACAGTAGTTAATTCTAGTATTGAGAAAAGTATTGATAAACTTACTATGCTTATTCAGGACATGGATTTTAGAAGTCGTACGTTGCGGATTCCTGATGATGAAATAATTGATTCTGATGAGTTATTATTGCCTAAGGGTTTAGAGAGAAACGGATATATATATTTCGAAAATGGGAGGTTGGAGTTACGGCTTATTGTTCTTAATTGGGATGATATTAATGGGAAGCCTGTTTTTGCTGAAGTTGCGACTAGTGGTAGTTATAATGACTTAGAGGATAAATTGGTTGCTGGGGATGGATTAGGTTTGGATGAGAATAATAATACTTTTAGTATGAAGGTTGATGGTGATACATTGTTAGTATCTAAGGATGGTGTTAAAGGTAATTATATTGGAAGTAATGGTATAGATGTTATTAATAACGTTATATCTTGCAACGTTTTTGAAGCTGAAGTATTAAATAGCGCTCGTTCTAATATCTCTATTGGGAATTGGTGTTCTGTGACTTATGGTAGTAAATCTGGAGATGGCGAGTTTAGTAGATTTGTGGTTGTTGCTGATGGTTCTGATAAACTATCGTATAGTGATAATGGAGTTGATTGGCATTTTGTTATGTTGGTAAATGCTGAGGATGATGTTGTATATAGGCAGTGGAAATCTGCTGTATGGGGAGTGTCTACTGGTGTTTTTGTTGCTATAGCTGATGGTTCTAGAGGTGTTGCTGTAAGCAGTGATGGTATTAGTTGGGATATTTATGAGGATGGATTACCCGGGCCATCAAAATGGGTTTCTGTTGCTTATGGAAATAATATATTTGTAGCTATATCTTCTGATCTTGAGTATGCCGCATATAGTGATAATGGTAGATCGTGGATGTCTTCTAGTAGTATTGATGTGTATCCTGTACCAGAATGGACGTGTGTAACGTTTGGTGGTGGTAGATTTGTTGCTATAGCTGGTGGGTCTTCATGTGTTGCATATAGTGATGATGGAGTTATTTGGACGGTTAATAAGTATGCGTTGTCTGAAATGTTGTGGTCATCAGTATGTTATGGGAATAATAAGTTTGTAGCTATTGCTAATAGTAGTAGGTGTGTAGCTATAAGTGATAATGGTATTGTGTGGGAAATTTATGAGAATGTGTTGCCTGATAATTTAGTGTGGTCTTCGGTAACGTATGGGTATGGGAAGTTTATTGCTGTCGCGTATAATACTATGCATGCAGTTATAAGTATTGATGGGGTTCATTGGTCTAGTATTGATATGCCATTTAATGGAGAGTGGAGATCTATTATTTATGGTGGTAATAAATTTGTAGCTGTAGCTTTTAATTCTAATTCTGCAGCATATTTAGAGTTTATTCCATTGGGAGATATGATTAGCTCACCTGAATGGGATAATGTTAAGAATAAGCCTGAAATAACTGATACGACGTATAACGCTGGGAGTGGAATATATTTAGATACTGAAACTAATAAATTTAGCGTTAATGTTGGTGATAATGCTGGAAATAATAGAACGTTAAAGGTTGGTGATGATAATGTTCTTGTAGGAAACTATAAGCCTGGTGACGATAATCTAGTAATAGATGGGAATATTGTATTTGCGGCTGGTTATAATGCAGGTCCTGGTTTGGCTCGTAGTAATAAGGATATTAATAATAATTATACATTTAGTGCTTTAGTGGATGATGAAACGTTAGAGATTGACGGTGGAGTTATTAAAGGAAAGTATATTGGAGCATATGGTATAGATATAAGTGGTAACATTATATCTGGCGAAGGATTAACTTATAATGCTGGCGATGGATTAAGTTTAGACAAAGGCGATAATAATAAATTTAGCGTTAATGTCGATAATAAAACGTTAGAGATTAACGGCGGAGTTATTAAGGGGAAATATACTGGAGGAGGAGTAAACGTTGCTATAGATAATAATACTGGGGTGATTTCTGTAGTTGAGACTCCTTATGATGCTGGAGAAGGCATAGAGTTAAACGACTGTATTTTTAGTGCTAAAGTTGATGACTTTACTATAAAATTTAATGTAGATGGCGAAATAGAGGGGAATTATGTTGGCAGTGGGAGTGTATTAGTTTCTGGAAGGACTATTCATGGGACGAATACTACTTATTCAAATGGCGCTGGATTATCGTTAAGTGGGAATGTATTTAGTGTTAGTCTTGATAGTAATACTACTGACGCTAGTACGTTAAAAATTGAATCTGGTAAGCTTAGAGGGAATTACAAGTCTGGATCGTCTAATGTGAATATTACTGGGAATGTTATTACTGTTACTGATAGTGGCGGGGGTGCGGTTTATGTTCCTGGAGAGAATATTAGTATTAAGGGAGATATTATTTCATCTGATGTTTATGGTGCTAAGATATTGAAGGGGCATTTGTCTTTAGTTCCTTATAAGGAGTGGCGTTGCGTTATTTATGCTAATAATAAATTTGTGGCTGTAGGCAATGGTTCTGATGTTATTATCTATAGTAGTGATGGTATTACTTGGGATGTTTCTAGTCAATTGGTTTATCCGACAGATCCTGCAAATTGGTGGAAATCTGTAGCATATAGTTCTGTTTATGGTTTTATAGCGGTTGCTAGTATGACTAGGAATATTGCTGTTAGTAGTGATGGAGTTGTTTGGACTGTGATAAACAATCGGCTTCCAGATGCAGCTAATTGGTATTCTATATCTTGTGGTGATAATGTGTTTGTGGCTATATCTCCTCCTTATGTGAATGTTCCTGCTGGTACGATAGCGCGTAGCGTTGATGGTGGTGTTAGCTGGGATAGTCAGAATATACAGAATTATGATTGGAGTTCTATAACATATGGTGCTGGAAAGTTTATAGCTGTAGCTAATGGCTCTTCTAATGTATTATATAGCAATGATGCTGGAGTTAGTTGGAATATTATTACTGGAGCTTTAGAGAATAATAATTGGCACTGGTGGAAGTCAGTTTGTTATGGCGCTGGTAAATTTGTTGTAGTTGGCGGAATTTCTAGATCTGTTGGGATTAGTACTGATGGTATTACGTGGAGTGTTGTTGAAGAGGCGTTGCCTTCTTCTGTGGAATGGATTTCTGTTACGTATGGCGGTGGCTATTTTGTTGCTGTAGCTATTGCGTCTAGTGATGCCGCTATTAGTGTGGATGGTATTAAGTGGTTTAGAGTTGTTATGCCTCGTAAAGATGGGTGGTGGTCTGTCGCATATGGCAATGGAAGATTTGCTGCTGTTGCTGGTAATTCTAGTACAATGGGGTATTTGGAGTTTAACGAATTAAAAGATATTGTTAATAGTAATTCATGTTTTGCTGAGTTTGGGGCCTTGCCTGGAGCGGCAAGTAGTTGGATTCCTGTCCCGGATTATCCTGTGAATACGTGGTTATATTACGATATAGCTATTCCTAGATTGTTATATGGAGATACTGTTGTTGTTCATCCGACGTGGATAAGTAGGATTGATGGGTATTATAATTTAGATGCGTCTAGGTCTCAGAAAGCAGATTGGGATAAGATAGTTGACTGGGAGGTTTTAAATGGGAAAGTTAGATTTTACGCCTTTAAGACAGATTTTTTAGTTAATGCTGTTCGTGTGTCTATTTCTGTTGTAAAGCAATGAGGCGATAGATGACTACAACGTCTATTAATGGTCCGAATTTTCGTGTCATTCAGTATGAAGCTAACGCGTTGATTGCTGCAGCTAAGAAGAGTAAGGATGGTTCGTATCGTGATCATCATAAATTTGTTACAGATATTACTCCTGATCTTAATAGGATATATGCGAGATTAAAGGAATTTAAAGGTAGATGGTTTTCAGGGCTTGGGTATGCCAATGATTATATTAAACAATTTGAAAAAGACGCTGAGGCATATGGTTTATTCCGTACTGGGAAAGCCGTTGTTGAGGATGTTAATTCTCATGTGTTTAGAAAGATAGAAAGTAATAGGCGATCTGTTTTGGGGAAGAATCATCGATTGAGTCCAAAGGAGTACGGTAATTTTTTTAGGAACGTTAAGCATGTTGAAGTAAAACCTGATGTTCCTGATGTTCCTGATGTTATTGCTAGTTCTGGTAAACCTGCTTATTCTATTAAAGTTAATGTATCTAAAGGTAATGAAGGATATATTCCTGTTACAGATTGGGAAGGTGAGATTGCTTATTATAGGTTACCGTTTTTACAGAAGAGCCAATATGAAGATGAATTTGCTGATGTTTTAAAGAAAAATAAAAAAAGGTCTGTAAGAGATTTATATATGCATTTAATAGACGAGAGATTCTATACTGAGAATGTTCGTGGCGTTACTTATGAGAAGGCATATTCGGCTATAGAAAAGGAGATTGGAGATCAAAGTCTTGGGGATATAAAAGGTTTAGAGGATAATAAAAGGTTTAAAGAATATATAGAAGAAAGGAAAATACAACTTGATGATTTATTGCCTGAAGTTGTAAGAGTTTTAGAAAAAAAAATTAGATTTGATGAAAAGGTTCTTTGGTTTTTAGGAGTAAATCAGAGAGTCTTAAAAAAGACAGGGATGGGCGATGTTTCTCCATCTGTGAATGTTGATGTTCCTTTAAAATATCAAAATCCATCAGCAGTTATGAGGATAAAGGACTTGCAATCTTGGAATATGACAAGTAAAAAAGTAGCTCATATTCCTGTAAAGAGTATATATAGTTTTGAGAAAAGCGCGCACACTATTACTGTTTATGATGAAAATGGCAATAGTACAGTATTAGATAGTCCGCATATAGATCTTACTAAAGGTCCAGTGACTCATGAAAATTCTAAAGACACAATATTGTTTAGACATTTTTTTGGGAAAAGGAATTATTCATTTAGATCTCCGCATGAATGGAATGATGTTGTTAGAGATGATAATGGGATTCCGCTTCATGCTAATCAGAATAGGAAAGTTGAGGATATTTATCTTGGAATGAATAGGCAGAAGCTTGGCGAATATGTTAAGCTTCGTCCTGTCGCTATAGGAGTAGAAAATTATCTTAATGAAAGAGGAGCTATTAAATCTGAGTATTATGCTCCTATTCGTGATGGAATGTTTTGTTGGAGGATTGATGAAATAACCTTTCCTGATCTTAAGGGGGCAAGTACTCCGTATCTTCATTTAGTAGATGACTATCTTAATAGAGGCCAGGACTATCCTTCGTTAGATTACAATATTCTGAAGCAAGAAGTTGGTAGAAATACGGAGTTATTGCCGACTCTTAGAAGTTCATATATTAGTGATCCTAAGCAGCATATATATACTGTAGAGGGAGGAAAGATAAGAGCTAGAGAGTTTGGTGTTCATATTAATAAGTGGCGTCCTGAGGGGCAGAAGTTTATGAAGGAGCATGCTCCTGATCCTGATCCAAATGCTGGAGCTATAGTTACTAAGGATCCGGCGGCTGGTATTAAGCCGTATGTTTTTCCTGATAAAATAGAAAGTGCTAAGGAACTTGCTGATGTGGTTAGTGGGTCTCTTAACTATGCAGGTAAAATTTATAACGCTCGTTATGATAGGATTGAGAACGATATTCGTGTAATGAATAAGCGTTTATCTGATCAGATAAATGATATGTTTCGTAAGTATGGGAAGCGCAAGCGTAGTAATAGTGCTCCACTGCCTATAATTAGTAGGGACTTTTTTGCTCATAAGTTAAAGAATTTACCAGTTAAGTATTTGGATTATTAGATAGGAGGTTATTATGGGATGGAATCCTTTTAAGGCGGTAACTGATTGGATAGCTCCTGCTATTGGTGGTTTTTTGGGAGGCCCGTTGGGAGCGGCTTTTGGTGGGGGATTATATAGCGCAATTACTAAAAGAGATAATTTTATTAAGAATTTTGCTACTGGAGGATTATTGGGAGGTGCTGGCGCAGCTATTGGAGGAGCCTTTCAATCTAGTTTTGCGGGACATTTAGGTAATTTAGGTAAGGTGGCGTTTGCTCCGCTATTCCATGGCATTGGTGCTGGGGCTTTAACTCATTATGCTACTCGTGGAGATGATAGATCTGGTCCGATGGTTATAGATGCCAACCAATACTCTATAGCGGCTTTACCTGTTGGGTTTTCGACTTCTATGCTTGAGACTAGCAAGTTAGACGCGTTAGAGGTGTTAGAGAGATATGAGGCTAGTAGTTTAATGGGGAATACGTTAGCAGAGCAGATTAGACGTGCGAATGCTAGTAGGCATAGTTCTAATCGTCCTGGGGAGAGATCTATTGATTTAGGAGGCCGTGCTCCTATAGTTATGGGGAAGCGTACTAAGAGAAGGGTTGGATAATGGCGAAGAATACAGATACCGATACTACTAATAGTAAGAAGAAGTCTTCTAACCCTGCTGATTTTATACAAGAGGTTAACCAGGCTATTTTAGAGAGGTTAGACGTTAACGACATTAAGAACCGGTTTAACAGCGTTAAGAGGTATAGGGCTACCAACTGGGAGCGCAAGTGGCAGGTGATACAGGAGTCGTTGAACCCTAACGCTAGTGATTTCGGTAGTTACAGTATGAGTAATAATCGCAGTACTGGTTCTACTAAGGGTTACAGGAGTTATACCAGTTCTGCATCTAGTCGTGTACATCATGTAGCTTCGTTATTGAACGCGCATACGTCAGATCCTTCTGTTAAGTGGTTAGATTTAGTATTTTACGATCCTTGTTATTTGATGGGAGGTTTCCCTTTATTTTTGGGTAGGATCGAGCCTGCGGTTAGGTGGCTGGACAGATGTAAGAACGCGTTATACGGGTTATTTGCCAACCCTGAGAGTAATTTTTATCCATCTAATTACAATATATGTTTTGATTGGTATTCGTTGGGTACTGCGTGTCGGGAAGTCATACGTCGTAAGGACAACGGGCAGATATTATTTAACGTAGTATCGATGCAGGAGATATTTGCTGAGACTGGTCCTTACGGAGATATAAACGTTATATACAGGTTATTGAAGAAGACGCCTATACAGGCTGTTGCTTTATGGGGAGACAAGGTATCTCCTAAGGTAATGAGCAGTTTGCATAAGGGAGGTGCGAACGATACGTTTAATACGGACGAGTATTTGGAAGTTACGCAAGCTAATCCGTTATATGGGGCTGTTCCGGTGATGTTACCTGAGTTAATTACGTACGTGGTTGATTTAGCTACTAATAGAATAATTGATTTAGATATGCATAATTACAGTCCGTATATTATAAGTAGGTTTGATATATCTCCAAACGAGGTATACGGTAGGTCTTACGTTTGGCAGGCGATGCCTGAGGTTAGGTTAATAAACAAGTTAAATTATTTAGCTGTTAAGAGCGCGGCGTTCGCTGTAGAGCCGGTGATTTTGGGTCAGGACATAGGAACGTTGAATTATTCTCAGTACGTACCTGGTGGTATTATGCAGGGTTTGGACGTTCATGGTAACGCTACGGTAAAGCCAATGTTTACTACTCAGAATTTCCCGTCTTTGATGGATTTCATTAAGTACAAAGTTGGGGAGATGGACGAGTCGTTAGTATCGAGGGACATGTTTCCTGCGGAGAACACTAATATGACGGCTACGGAGGCTAACATTAGGAAGTTGCAGGCGATGAACAAGCTGAGGCCTATGTTAGTAAGGTTTGAGAGGGAGGACTTGAGTAGGACTGTTACTAGGTCGTTATCGTTATTGATGGAGAGTAGTAGGGTAGATCCTTTTCCGTACGGGGAGGTAGAGGAATTTATGAGGCAGACTTGGGGGATGGACGTTCCGGAGGGTTTTTTGATGCAGCAATTACCGTATCCCTTGAAGCAGATCGACATTAAGTTTTCTGGAGTTATGGCCAGGATGCAGCGTATGCAGGATTTGCAGAACATGGACATGTGGTTACAGAGGGCTGGTCAGTTAGCGCAGGTAAGTCCTGAGGCTTTGGACTGGATTGATTGCGACGGTAGTATGAATATTTCGGCGGACATATTGGGTATACCTTTAGATTCGAAGAGGACGGCTGCTGGTGTTATGCAAGTTAGGAAGAGCAGGAGCGACGCTCAGCAGGCGGAAGCTATGGAAAAGCGGGAGATGATGGAGATACAGAAGGAGAACATGATAATGGATACGATGGTTAAGACTAGGAAAGCGGGGATTGATGAGAGCGATTGAGATAGTTAGTGAAAGTGATAAGTCGGACGCGATTTTATTAGGTGCGTACAAGAGTTTTTTTAGTACTAGGGAAGGTAGGAAGGTATTAAGTAATTTATATGATTTTTGCATGAATTCGTTTGGTTGTTGTCCTGATCATATTAATGCGTTAAGTTATTTTTCTGGTCGTCATAGTGTTTTACTGCATATAGCTGAGTTAGCTGGGAAGGATATAAGGAAGTATTTTATATCTAAGCATATGGAGAACAAGGTCGACAGGGACGTTTTTGAGAATGAGGTTGAGGAGTTATTATGACGGAAGACAGCGGAGTAGTTGACAGTGGCGTTGAGGGATCTGCGGGAGTAGATTCTGGAAGTATTGAGATTACGGAAGAGCACGGGGAGATATTAGATAGGTTTGGGGAGGATCCGAGGGCTATATTGGATCATTTAGTTAATTTAGAGAAGAGTCACGGCGAGTTAGGGAACAGGTATAGTAATTTAGAGAAGTTAGTTAGTCGGAAGGTAGAGGATTTCAGTGACGAGGCGTGGGACAAGTACGCTGAGATAAGGTCTAAGTACGCTGACATACCGGCTGACGCTGGCGGTTACGACAATCCGTTATGGGAGTTTCAGGGGGTACAGGACGAGTCTGGCAACGTATCGTATCCTGCGAAGTCGCAATTTCAGGATATGTGCAAGCGTCATAATTTAAGTCGTGCTCAGGCGAACGGTTTATACGAGGAGTTTGCTTCGTATAATCGTGGTATGGCGGAGCAGATGGCTAGTGTGAGTCAAAATTACGAGATGCATAATTTCGAGGATTTGAGGCAGGCATGGGGGAACACTTACGACGATAAGATGAATTCCGCTAGGTATTATTTATCTAACGTAGCTCCGAAGATTACTGGGATTAGTGCTGAGGAGGGTATAGGTATACTGCATTCTTCTGGAGGTAGTTCTAACGCTTGGTTATTGAAGCAATTTGCTGCGATGGGGGAATTGGCTAGTAGCGGTTCGTCTAGGGGGTATGGTACTAACGCTAGTGTATCTCCGCACGATGCTTCGGTTAGGATATCTCATATTAAGAACGACGTTGGTATGAGGGAGGTAATGACGAATCCGTTACATCCTAATCACAAGAGTGTTATGAGCGAGTTGGAGTCGTTATATAAGATAAAGCACGGAGAGGTTTAATATCTTATAGCATTGCTTTTTAGATAATTTAATATTAGACTTGATATATATTATCGATAATGGGTACCGTTATTAGTTAGCTGCGTTTAGGCGCGAGGTTTAGACGCAAGGGATACGCCTTATAGGAGTCCTTGATGCTTTAGTAATAATGCCGTGGGAGGTAGTAGAGTTTAGGTTATATACGTGGTGTATATGATGGATTTTATTATTTTTTGTAGGAGTTATTATGAGTACAACTAATCAGCCGATTAGTGCATCATTTAAGGAGATGGTGTACGATCAATTTGATTTACTGATGGGGCAGAGAGGGACTAAGTTATTGAGGTATTTACCTAACCAATCTATTACTTTAGGAGAGGTTGGCAGGGTTCGTCAAGTTAAGTTAAGCGACGCGTATTACAAGGACGAGTTTGGCGGCAAGTCGCAATTTGCGAACGCTACGTACGGGAACAGGTTATTATTTCCGAGAGCGTTTAGATGCAATTTGAATTTCGATCAGGATATTTCGTATAAGCAGGGTACGTCTGACGCTGAGGTATTAGCGATGGAAGCTGTTGCTAAGTGTAGTAATAAGATCGACGAGATTATTATTAAGGGAGTATCTGGCCCTAACAGAACTGACACTGGTAATGTGGAGTTAGACGCTAGTAACACTATTCGGTGGTACGATAATGGCGGCAACAAGGGTGGTGAATTTCTTGGTAATCCAGGAGATTATGATCCTATAGCTATAGAATCGTATAGAGGGTTGAACGTATCTAAGATTACGAAAGCTTCTGAGTTGTTGGATACTAACGATTCGTACGGTATGAAGATATGTATATGTAGTGACTATGATTACCGGACATTGAAGCAAGATCCTCGTGCTGCGAGTATGTTGACCAACTATGCTGGTCCTGTATTATCTACGGGTCAGATGATGCCGTTTGCTGGTATACAGGATTTTGTTACGGTGAAGGGCTTGCCAACGGGGCTTAGTGATAAGCGAGTTCAAGGGCAGCCTGATAATCCAGCTAATCATACTGTAAGTTACGCGTATGTAGTTGACATTAGTAGATTGATGATTGGTTATCATTATCAAGTATACATGGAATGGGGCAAGTTGGGAGAGATAGACAACTCTGACGCGTTGTATGTAAAGGGCAGTTATGACTGTACTCGTTTAGAGGAAAAAGCTGTTATTCGTATTGAAGTTCAGAGAGATCTGACGGTTGCTCATGCTTAATTAGAAGGAGACATAGAAAATGGCTAATATAACGAGTGATATAGGGGCGATATATTTTAACAATCAGATGGCTAGATCTCAGAGTCATCGTGCGCCTATATTGAGTACTGAGATGTTATTGCCAGCTATAGATGGTGCGGCGAATGATGTTGTAGCATTAATGCCTATCAAGGCTGGTTCTATAGTCAAGAATATAGTTATTACTGCGGCTGGTGGAGCGATTGCTAATACGTTTCGTTTTGTAATAGGGGTAAGGGGTATAAACAAGGCTACTGGATTTGATGGCGTTAACTTTACTGCAGCGTCATTGGATGTGTTGCAAACTGATGGTGGCGCGGTTCTTGGCGAAACTTTATTTTGTGATTATTCTGGTGCTGGTATTGCAGTTGCTGCTGGAGCTAGGTCTATAAATTTGGTAAAAGCTGGAAGTGTTGGTAAGACGGTATATGAGTTATTATCTCCTGCTAATGTTGCAGGTAATGTTGTGCCACCGAAATCGTTTGACAAGCATATAGATGACGCACATTTGATGATGGTTTTGGTTAGTAGTGCTGACAATTGTGTTGCTAATACGAAAATAACAATAGATTACGTTGACGCCATGCCTACGTACAGTAATTTTACGTCTGTTGCGTTGGGTAGTTTACGTAAGTAAGGTAATATATAAGCGTAGGGTTATTAAGGCCCTACGCTTATATTAGATAGTGGTGGTTATGATATGCCTATTTTGCGTGAGCGTATAAGTAATTCTGTGGAGTTATGCAACGCTGCGTTATTTGATTTAAAGCAGCCGAGGATAACTAGTTTAGATATTGATGTGGACGGTAGTTTATCTGCGGAGGGGTGTCGTTTAAATTACTATCGAGTATTAGATAGTTTATTGTCTGAGTATAATTGGGATTTTGCTATATCTTCTGAAAAGTTAGTCAGGGGTATTGACAGCGATCGTCGGAAGAACCCAGACGGTTCTTGGGCGGAGACTGAGTCTCAGCACAGTGCGAGAGTATCTAGCTATAATTTAATAGGGTATAATTACGCGTATAGTATGCCCCCTGATAATTTGAGGTTAGTTAGGGCGTACGACGGCAGCAACGCTCCGTTAGCTTTTCCGGAGGTTACGTCTTTTCCAGCGTATAGGTACGAGCGTAATTTAGTATTTACGAACGAGCAGGAAGTTCGTGTGAGGTATGTTAGCGCAGTGTTAGGGGAAAATTTTAACAATTACAGCGCATTATTCAAGGATTTATTTTTAGTTGAGTTAACGGCGAAGTTAAGTTATGCGTTTGAGGACAGTAGTAGTCGGTTTGAGTCTAGGAGCGCATTAGCGGAGATGTTGAGGAAGAAGGCTAAGGCTATGAGTTCGCAGCAGACGTTGAGTGATTTTTGTCCTATTACTTCGTTGGGATCTTTTCGTGACTTTTAATTAATGGTTTTCTAATGGCACGTATTAAGCACACACATAATAGTTTTAACACTGGTGTAATAAGCAAGGACATACAGGGTAACGTTGGTTTTGAGGGGTATAATAATGCTTTAAGTGAGGCGGAGAATTTCTGTGTTAAGGCTACTGGAGGTATGTTTAAGCGTAGTGGCACGATATTTGTATCTGAGACGTTTGCTTACGGCAAGGGTGTCCCGGTATTGGTACCGTATAAGTATAGCGATACGGAGTCATGTATATTAGAATTCGGATTATTGTCTGCAACTCATAATGAGTATAACCCTGATGAGGATCCTATTAAGCGCAAGACTGGGTATCTTAGAGTTTTTACTACTAATGGTATTATGTATATTCAGAGTTATGATGGTGGTATAGCTATAACTAATATGGTTGCTGAGGATTTAGTAGATTTAAAATATTTCCAATTTGGTACTACTATATATTTTTTAAGGAAGGACGGTTTTTGTTGTTTAAGTAGGACTAGTGAAAAGCCATTAACTTTTAAGTGGGAAAAGCAGATAAAATATAGTGTAATGCCGTTTAGTTTTTTGAACAAGAACCCGGCTACGATGTTAAGGTTTTATCTTCCTAATGAGGGGGCTGATACTACAGTTAATGTACAGGATGGTGACACTGATAAGACTGTCTCTAAGGAGATTTTAAAAAAGATAGGCTGGTATGGGACTAACGTTGAGGTAAGGTTTATAGATGCCTCTGAGAAGCATGACAACTGGTATCCGTCTAAGGACCCTGGTTCTCCATATGATTATAAGCCTGGGTTTCAGTTTGGTGACTCTAGTGCTAGTAGTATTGACGGTGATCGGTATATAAGTTTACAGCTTCAATTATCTACTAGTGAGCCTACAGAGGGCGTTAAGTTTGATAATTTATCTCCAATGTTTTTTTTAAAGATTACAAAGATAGAAGGAGATGCTAAGAATTCGTTATTTAACAAGGCTACTGGTGTATTGGATAAGGGGTTAAGCCCAAAGACCGGCAAATCTAACAACGAATGTTTTATACCTTCATGGAGCGATACGAGAATGTCCGAGAAGAATCAAGGCCATTATTGCGATATTTTGTTTTGGCGTATAAGTGCTTTTAACAAAGATAGGGGGTATCCTCAAGCATGTTGTGTATTTGATGGCAGGTTATTTTTAGCTAATACTAAGAGTGAGCCGTTAGCTTTATGGGGTTCTAGTACATTTTACGAGGATTGGTTTAATTTTTCGTTAGGTCAGGGTGAGGACGGAGACGCTATTCAGGTACGCGTTAACAGTCAATCGGCGGATAGCGTGTGTTGGCTAGTTGCGCATAGCAAGTTATTTGTTGGTACGAGTGGTGGTATATGGGTATGCGGGAGTATATCATTGAACGACGAACCTCTTAGTCCTAGAAATTTTTCGGCACCTAGGTTATTTAGTAATATTGGCGTAAGTCCGTTACAGCCGATACAGGCGTTAGACGCTGTATTTTTTGTTGATAGTTCTGGTACTGGAGTTCATGAGATCGTATTGAACGAGAGTAGTTTATTTCAGGTTCATAATTTAAGTGAGTTGAGTAAGGATGTTACTGCTAGCGGTATATTGGATCACGCTTGGCAGCAGTATCCGATGAAGATGTACTGGTGTGTGTTGGGAGACGGGAGGTTAGCTAGTTTAACGTATTTAAAGAATAATAATATCATTGCATGGAGTAATCATAAGATAGGTGGATTATCTTCTAAAGCTTGCAGTATAGCTGCATCTCAATATAAGGAAAATGATTATGTGTGGATGGTAGTTAGCCGTAGTGGTTACGACAAAAATGGCAATGATGTTGAAATTAAAACTATAGAGTATATAGCTCCTGATACTGAAGGCGGGTCTTCTCCTTGGGAGCATCATGCTACTGACGGCGGATATCATTGGTATGAAAATTACGAGATAACTGATTATGTAAATCCTATCCCTGCGATGTGGAAGTTTTCTGACGATAAGATTACTATTCCTGCTGGGGATTATAGTGGGTTTTTAGCGCCTATTGTTTGTGATTTTTTTGGCATTGTTAATGACAGGAAGAATCTTTGGTTTGATAATAATGTGCGTCCATTTACGGTAGTATTTAAAGCTTTTGACGGTCTGTATGGCGCTGAAAAATGGATGGGTGAGTGGTATAGTGATTGGTATGGGTTTAATCCTATTGTAGAAGTAGATCATCCAAATAGGTATAGCATGCCTAGTATATCAGATAATACTTATAATATTAATGATAAAAATATTAATACTCTTTTTAGCAATGATTGCGTTTCTTCTGTTTTTGGGGATGGTTGTGCTGTATTTTGTCGAGAGTTGGTAGGGGTTAGTGTAGACAGTATATTTGTTGATGTTGATGACAAGCATTATTTGAAGATTCCAAATATAAGCGTATCTGAAAAATTTCCTTGTAATTGTATATTTGTTGGGAGCGGTTTAAAAAATATCGACTATGATATGAGTGGTAAAACTCCCCTTAATAAATATATTGATGATTATTATTGTATAATCGATCGTCATCCTGATATGGCTGATGTGTATAGTGTATCTCGAATCGTTAACGAGGTCGTTACTCAAATAATATTTGATAATGAAAATTTTATTCCGCTTAACGGTAATAGGGTATATGTGTGTGTTGGCCCTGTTATTATAAATCGACCTTATTATGGAGGCATATGTTGCTTGGATAGTGGTTCCGTTCTAGAGTCCTCCAGAAAGTCGAGAAAAAATAATAGGTACGGGGAACTAATTTATATAGATGGCGTTAAAGGACAAGGTATGGAAGGTATTAACAATAAGTATTATACGGTTGTTGATGGTGCGGAAGTTAATAGAAAAACTATATGGTATCTAGCGAATATAAGTAACTCTATTGTTATAGAGAAAAAAGTTAATTATCAAGGTGCAGAGTATTTATACGAAAATCCGCTAGAATTATATGGAACTTTTGAGCAAGGCAATAAGGCTTTCGTTTTTAAGACTGTTCGTAGTTTAGATCTCCCTTCTGTTTTTAGATATCAGTATGTCGATGCTTGGTTAGATGGTTCTCATATGTCTGCAAAATTACCAGTTATAGAAACCGACGGTGTTAAATATGTTGTAAATTTTGAGACTGAATTTCCCTGTTTTGCTGTAAGCGTAGGCTATCCTATCAAAGCTTCTTTTCAGACCACCCCTTTCTTTGGAGGTAGTCCTCTAGGAAGTTCAGAGGGAGCCATCCATAGCCAGAAATCAGCTACAATACGTGTATATAGATCTCTAGGCGGTATGTACGGAGCATGTAAAGATAAAGTTATGCCTATACCTTATAGATTACCAAATATTAATACTACGGAGAAAATAGAGCCAGTATCCCAAATAATCAAGATGCCTATGTCAGGTCTAAAGTCAGACTCTAGTTATTACGATATGACTTTCTATATAGAACATAACGATCCTTGCCCTTTCGCGGTGCTTAATGTTACCCGCGAAATAGAGGTTAGTGATGCATAAACGCACCGCTCAAGATAGGCAATGTTAAATTTCTAAGGCATATCCTCATGCTGCGCATTCGCTAACAAGATACCTCATGGCTAGCGCCATTCGCCATAATACCTTTCGCAGTATTGAATGTGACACGGGAGATAGAAGTGAGTGACGCATAATGGCTGTATCATTTAAGATAATTTAATAATTATATATACTCTAATATGTCACTACAAGATTCATAATTGTAATAGCTATAGAAGCGAGTATTGCGATATATTTTTTGATGTGTTTGCGAATGTCTTGATTCAAGATTCTGATGAGTTCTTATCGTAAGAAACTCTCTATCGATATTAAAAGATAAATTATTATTATACGATATCCGTATATCGTATAAATAATTTTCCAATCCGAACTCATAACTGCTAACATTATATATAAAGCCGTCGTCTTTGATGGATCCTAATGGGCTAGTATAAATATCGAAACACCTTTCTATGCTCTTACCTTGCGCTTTTTTATAGACTCCAGAGCAAATATTTGCGATCATTTGAGCTTTTAGAATTAAATAATCCTTATTAATTATATCAACGTCTGCTCCAGCCAAGTGCTTTAGTCCCATATAAAATAGAAAATCCGTTTTTGGAAAATATGGTATATAGGATGGTGTCATGGTTGATGAATTTATGAAAGTTGGCGTATATGTTTCTATAGAACCAGGAATTTTTATTAATCTAGTTATAGGAAGATCACTATAATAACGGTTATTCAAACAGTGATATTCATGCGATATAATATTAATTAGTGAGTTAATTGATTCGCCATAACGAAGCCGTAAATTAGCTGCTTTTGTAAAATCTCCATCTGAAAAAGCTTGAGCCATTTGTATAGTTTTATCAGGTATCATTTTTCTAAATATAGGGAATTCTGGGATATTAGATGGGTCTGAGTCTAGGAAAGCGCGATATTTTTTGATTACTTCATCTGCAGATATATCTGATCTTATCCCAAAAACAGTAGAAACATATAAAAATAATATTAAAACTAATCTAAACATAATAATATCCTCCTACAATCAACGTACAACGCTAATTTACCATACATACATAATAACAGGCTAGAAAAAAAGAAAATAGCTGTACGTCAATCATAGACGCATAGCGCATTAGCTGCTACTACTTTAAGCAAGCTAATGCGCTACTATACTAATGTACTATCATAACGACATAACTATCGATACACCAACTACTAATAACGTCACTACACCAACTATAAACATTATCACGTACCTTAATACATCCTTATCCATTACCATAGTCCCTTCGCTTTCAACGCCACCAACACCATACCCAATATCACCAATAAACTAACCGCATCTATCATAATAACACCCCCACAATACACCACCTCATGGCTAACGCCATTCGCTAACAAGATACCATCAAGATAATAAAATTATATAAAAAATAGTTGACAACCTCAATACCACACTATATCATACTACATAGATGATCTTAAATATATATACCTTTGGTATGTAACTAAATACACCTTGATACAGTGAGTACTTGAGAACATCTATGCCTACAATGCCTTTGCAAGCCGTTGAGGCCCACAAATCAGCGTTAGGTAATAATCTTACCTGTTATTACCTAACACTTACTCCACTACACTAACGAGATATCACATGAAAGACTTCTACTCTAGAGCAGATATAATACAAAAATTCGACGTAACCTACCCAACTCTACACTCATGGATAAATAATAATAAATTCCCTAAACCTACTAAAATAGGCGGCAAACTCTTCTGGCTTAAATCAACCGTAGATAACTTCATCAATGATAAATTAATTAATACTAACAAAATAAAAATAACCGAATAAATACTACACTAGTAAATAAACAAGCTAAAAAAAAGAAAAGAAGCAAAAATAATAAGTAACAAAAATTAAATAAAACTTTACTTAACTTTAGGTAACTAACAAACATAAAACTTAAATATAAAAAATATCTAAAATTGTAAGTAACTAAATAATAGAAAAAAATATGTGTGTAGTAGCTATAGGGAGGTACGAGCGTTATAATTTGGGTGTATGGTTATATAAGGAAAGCGCTATGTTTTGGAGTAAAATACTGGCGGGAGGGAATATTTTTTATGATAAATATAAAAAAAGGTTAAGAAAGGTATTGACATTGGTAATGGGAGTTGGTAATGTGGGG